TTCCAGGTGTTGGCCATGGCCTGTCTTCTCTCTCAGGTGATGCGGGCGCGCACGCAATCGGCCCACGCGCTCAAGTTGGTCTGGTTGACGAGCATGGAGCCGTTCCTGCCGTCGATGTTGGTGAGACCGCCGACCGTCGTCACTGTCGAGCACGTCGTGACCGTCGTGACCGTCGTGACCGTCGTGACGGTACCGCTCTCCAGCACCACCGTGTTGCGTTGACGCGCAAGGCTGCGGTCGTAGCCGGCGGGAGACTGAAGCACCGCAAGAATGCGGTTGAGCAGAGAGTAAGGGTTGCTGGTCTCTTGCGTGGGTAGCGGGGCGTCCGGCGTGACGTCGGTCGCCACCTTCGCGTCGTCTGCTCCCGTGAGCACGACCAGCCCGACAGCCTGCGCTTGCGCGGCCTCGCCGGAGTAGCTGACATCGCGTGAAGCGACGCGACCGGATACTGCGGGCAAGGGGACGTTGTCAGCCATGGCTACCTCCTCGGTCGTTTCAGAGCTTGAAGATGCGGTTGGCGCCGCTGTCCCAGACCACCGTGATGTCACCGCCAGAGGGCGTGACTGGCAAGCCCGTCGCGGTGTCGATGTAGCCGATCAGTCGCGACGTCGCCGGGCTCCCGGTGTCTTGGTAGAGCACCACCGCCTCGATCGAGGCACCAGTGACCGCTGTGAAGGTCACGTCGTCGGCGTCTGCCACGCCTGCGGCAGTCGTCTTGCCGGTCAGGTTGGCGCTCGTCGCGACTCGGGCTCCTGCCGCGATCGACGAGAGGAACTGATCCGTGACCAGGTTCGGTGTGTAGAGGCCGGTGTCAACGAGGACGGCCTTGATGTTGTTGGTGTTCCACGAGATCTCTCCCTTCAGGAAAGATTCTCTGCCGAGGTCATAAAGCGCGTTGGCCACGTTTCATCTCCTGTCAAAAATACAGATCTGCTGGGTGTCAGGACGCCGGCTGTCTCTGGCGGCCAAGCTTATCACGGCCCCAGCAAGTTCACCCGCGCCGGGACGCTTTCTTCAACTCTTCACGCAGAGCTTTGTCCAACTCGGCGATCAGCTCATTGCGCGCCACGGTCATCGCGTGTCGACGCGTCATGGGAGACGTCAGAACCGGCCGAGGCGCAATACCGCGACGCGAAATCGCTCGTGCGACCAAGAACGCGACAGAGCGCTCGCGCTTCGCGGGAGCGCCCAAGATCGCACGAACCCAGGGAATCAGAGCCATCACCGGGGGTTGACGCGCGCCAGGACGCCTGCCTTTCTCAACGAAGATCGAGTAGGGAACGATGTTGAGCAGCGTGAGCTGGTTGCCCTCTGTCTCCGCTCGCCAACCGCGCATGAAATGGCCGAAGGCTTTGATCGGATAGCGCGCCGTGGCGTCACGCAACACAGGCAGAGCTGCTCGCCCGCCCTTGCGCAACCCCGCGCGAACGACAGTATTGATCCGCTTTCCCAACGGAGCGGCCCACTTGCCGAGGTCTTTTGCGTCAACGTGAAAGCGCGCGGATACACCGACAGTCATTGCAGCTCTCCCTCACGCGTTCGGTCTTCGCTGGCCTTGAGTAGATCGATCCGCCACTGGAAACGCAGTGGGTCGTAGCTAGGAGCAGACTTGGTAGTGAATCGCCTCCGCACGCCAAGCGTTCCTGGCGGACGGTTGAACGCAATCTCCCAGAAGAACTCCTGATCATCGGGGATAGGCGTGCCATCGTCTGCTCGCCCGACTAGGAAGTCCTCGTTGAATCGGGGGCTGATCTCGCTCACACGGAGTGACCCAACCTCATCGATACCTATGGGTTGCAGGTCGCGACGAAGCGAACTCAGATCTGCGACTCTGGGAGTCGGCAGGATCAGCTCACGGCGAATCAGCTCTTCGACGCCAACTCCGCGCTCACCGCCAGACCAACGAGTCCAGATCAGTGACACCTGGTATGCCCGAGCCCCCAAGCAGGTGTAGAGGTCGCGAATCTGGTCCACACAAGGTGTGAGTGAGTAGACAAGAGTGCGTTGGTACTGCGCACCTGTGAGCACAGTGAACCCCGAGCATCCACAGCGGCAGGGGTTGAACCCGCAGGACGCGCAGTTGCAGCCAGCCACGACTCAGCCTCGAACCGAGATGTTGCCGGTGTTCACGCGGTTCTTGAAGCGGTCAGAGTACGGGTAGAGCGGCACGCCAAGAATGTCTGCCAACCTACGCGCCCAACGGATGTACTCACGCTCCAGCAGGTCAGGATGCGTCCTACCGGGTTCTGCGCCACGAAGCTTCAGATCACCGAGCTGCTCCGCAACCAGAGTGCACAGGGCAGACTGAAGCTTCTGCTCTATGTCGTCGAGCGTCCAGAGCACCCGGCGAACCCGGTCGACAGCAAAGGGGTTGACCAGCAGGTTCATCGCCTGCTCGACAATGAAGATGGTCTGCACGGGTCGTGGAAGCCCAAACTGTAGAGACGCCGCGAACGAGGTCTCCATGTAGCCCAGGTGGTAGCGAACCCGCTCTTTTTCCTCTTCAGTCAGCACGCGGCACCTCCACGCTCAGGCGTGAGGCTAGCGTACCACTTCGCGCAACTTGACGCCTGCTTCCATGAGCAACTCAATGGCAGCAGGTCCGTGCGTCGCAGCCGAGATGCGCTTGCCAACCGCAAGGGAGAGCGTCTGCCCGCGCAAGCTGCACCGAGCCGCCTCGACCACCTCAAACTCGGCAGTCGCGGCAGAAGCGCCCAGGAACGGCAAGGATGGCTCGGGAGAGGCGACCAACCCGACCGCCCCTGGGCTCGTAGAGGTGTCGTTCCGTGCTGCCTTCTTGCTGCTCCGCGTCGGTTCTCCATCACCCGGAGGCGCGGAGTCGGCGACAGACGGTTCCAGGTCTGCCGCAGCGGGCACCTTGGAACTAGCGAGCGGATCAGAGGGCTTACTCATGGGACACCTCGAAAAAAGTAGCGGCGCAGATCAGATCGAGTTGTGCTGCGGTGATTAACGTCCAGATTCGCGAGCAGACGAAGCTCGTATGCAGCCAGCGCTTGATCGAGATTGCAGGCGAAGCACCGAAGTGCTGTGGATCCGAAGACCCGAGTGCCCAAGATTCTCACCGGCTAAGGCGAGTGATCATGCCGCCGAAACAGGCTAGCGGTTCCAGAGATCAGACAGCGAAGTCGTACTCGGGTTTGCATCGCCCGTTACGGAGAGACCAAGCCGATCGCTGACCGAAGTCTTTGATTGGTGGTGATTGTCCGAAGACGCTCACCGATCTCTCCTACAGAACAACGGGAGCTTGGATGTTCCGAGCCGAAGCTCGAAGCGACCCCCGTCTCGCCACAAAGCTCGTTTCCAAGAGCGAGTGGCTGAGCTGACTGAAGCGGGCGAGCGGCGAGAAGCCGCTCTAGCCCGCCTCCGCTGTCGGTCACTCGCCGTGCTCGATGACCAACATCCGCTTGTAGCGAGCGGCGTCGCCGGTCGCCGCGTCCGTACGCACCGGCCAGTCGCCGATGAACTTCCACGAAGTGGAGACCTGGTCCTGGAGCCGGTTCAACGGCGCGCGGATGATCATCTGGATGCGATCCGAGAGGATCTCGATGCCGTTGTTGGTGATGCGCGGCTCAGCAACCGCACCCGTGAGGCCAGCCTCAGTGATCAGGGCGTCAAGGTTCTGATGGTACTCCATCACGCCACCCTGCGCAGTGAAGAGGATTCGGTGCACCTTCATGCCGCTGGTGACGCCGCCGACGAACAGCTCGCCCGCGAACGGATCGCGAAGATCGAACGCAGCAGACGAACCGCCGATGACCGTGCTCGGGATCGGGCACTCGGAGTTGCGAAGGAACACGGTCGAGAGCATCTCGCCGAGGGCGAACTGCTTGTAGGAGTAGTAGTCAGGCAGCGCCGTCATCAAGCGCTGGAACTCCTGGTCAGCGAAGATCTTGGCCTGCGACACAGGGTCAAGATGCGCGTGGAAACGCATGTCGGGATGCTCGGGGACGTTCTGCTCCCAGAACCGAGCAACCGCCGTACGCACGTCAGCCAGCGTCGGGAGATCCGTAGACGTCAGGGCGTCAACAGAGAACCCACCACCGGAGCGAACGATGAAGGTGCTGTCCACGGCGTAGACATACGCACGGTTGAGCGTGTTGGTCAGAGCCACGTCCAAAGTCAGGACGCCGGGTCCGATCTCGTCGCCCGCCGTATCTGGCACGAAGGCGACAACGTTGCGCGACACCTCTGCGCCGTTGTCAAACACGCGGATGGCCAAGGGGTTCGACGCCGAGACCGGATCGAACCGCACAGTCGATGCCGTCAGCAGGTTCGGGTTGCGGGCACGCGTGAAGCCGTTGAGGCGCTTCACTCGAAGCGAAGTCGTGGCGACAGCCGCACCATCCGCAACCGACCACCCGCTGAGCGCCGCGTTGTAGACCACATCGCGGACTTTGCGGTTGAGGGTCTGCGCAGCCTGAAGGCCAAGCTGCTGCGCGTTGCGCATGAAGAGATCGACGATTGCCGAGATGCTCGTCGGCATGTGCGTGTCGATCGTGCTGCTGTACTGCTGGATCTGCGCGTACCACTGCTCGATCGAGTATTGAACCGGAGTCGGGTCCGTTCCGGGTGCGGTCGGGCGCGCGTCGATCGGGATGAGCCCAGGCGCGCTGAAGATCATGGAGTCGCCGACGTTCAGCGGCCACTCAACGGGCGTGGCCTCCCCACGGAACAGCATCCGGGGGAAGAGTGCATCGTGGAACTCGCGCTCCAGGATGTTGGTCTGAACGACCGCGCGCACCTGCGGGGTCTGAAGGATTGTCGAGAAGTCGGGCATGTCTGCTTCCTTGTGCGCGCAGTGTGTGAGCGCATGTTGTGTGGCCTAACCTACATGACGATGGGTCGAAACGCTAGAATCCACACTCGGCTACGAGTCAGAGCCCAGCGCGCCGAACACCGAGCTTGGAGAGGAGCTTGGAATACTCCTCGCCCGAGAGGCGCCGAGCGTCCACGGGGTCTCCGTGGCCGTTCTGCTGCGCCCCAGGCTGCGGTGCAGGCATCGTGGAGGGCACGCCCTTCGCAGGGGGTGGCGCAGCAGTGGCAGCAGTCTGCGTGTTCACCGGGGAGTCGGTCACGCCGTACAAGTACGGTGCGGACCCACGGAGTTCCTTGGCAAAGAACTCCTCTTCGTTGAACGCGCGCAGTTCCTCTGGCGACTTCCCTTGGATCTTGCGTCGAAGTAGCTCCAAGGCGTAGTCCACATCACGGACACCCGCGCGGACTGCGGCAGTCCGCAGAGACATCTCGGCTTCCATGGATGCGACACGCTTCTCGGCGTCCTTGCGACGCTTCTCCTCCGCAGCGCGGGAGCGATTCGCCTTTCGAACCTCCTCCAACGCGCGGTCGCGCTCCTTCTCAGCACGTCGCAGGTTCCGCTCACTTGGCACCGAAGTGCTGGCGTTCGCAGTCTGCGGGGTGATCTGCACTGGCGCTTGCTGCCGGGGTTGCTGCTGATTTCGGGCTCTTTTCGCGGCCATCTCCATCTCCTCCAGATTCGAGAAACCGGCCTTGCGAGCGCGGTCTTCGAGTTCAAGTTGCACTGCCTTCCGACCCTTCTCACGCTCGTCTCGCTTGATCTGCGCCATCGCGTTACTCGGGATGGTGATCACCTTGGCAGCAGGACGCTGCGGTTGGGCGAGAAGATCGGGAGTCGGTTCAGCATCGGCAGCCGGAGTGGCGGTGGGCGCTGGGCTCTGACTCGTAGGCGATTGCGGATTCGCGTTCAGATCGTCGGACATCGGGCACTCCTAATCGCGGCCAGCTCGTCAAGTTCCGACTGATTCACCGCCGTCGTTTTCGCGTGGCGACGAAGCTATCGGCCTGCAAGGGCGCGCTCGATGATCGTTTGCGTCGCGTAACAGTCTCCCTGGCCCATCCAAGGACTAGACCTACACGGCGCGGAATGGTGGGGGGGTGGTGGATCAGACCGAGGGAGCGAAGACGCTGGTAACGGCCACCTTGGAGCGGGGGACGTAGGTCAGCGTGAAGGCGGTCACGGTGGTGAGGAAAGTGATCGTCTTCCCATCATCGCTCAGTCGCGCGATGCCCACGTTCGCGCCCGCAGTCGGCGAGACCATGGTGGAGCCGGTATCACCGACAACGTAGGTTCCGACGCTGTTGGGCGTTCCCGAAGCTGCCACACGGAGCGAGACGACCTGCGCGATCGGCGGAAGCAGCTCCCCCGTATGCAACGGGTCGATGCCGGTGATGGTCGATGCTGCCTTCACCGCAGCAGTCGTGATGTCGAATGACGCACCAGCAGTGAGCCCGGTGGCAACCACCTTGACCACCGCGGCGCGGGCGCCGAGGCCAGTCAAGCGCAAGGCGTCTGCGAGGGTGTTGGGATCAGACTTGTCCAGAACACTCTGGAGGGTCTCGGGCGCGATTGTCATGGTTAGCTTCCTTCGGGGTCAGAGAGGTTGAGGATCAGGCGGTGCGCTCTCCCAAGAACACACGAACGTTCGTATCGACACCTGCGACACGCGTCAAGTCAATAGCCGTGATGGCGACGGATTTTGAGATGATCGCGAGAACCGTGTCGACGGGTATGGACTGAGTTGCGCCGTCACTGCTCGTGATCCGCACTCTGACCTTGCCACCTACGGTCTTGAGATACAAGACGTTGACGTTGGCTAACCCCCCGAAGTCCACGCTCACCGGCGCGTCTGCGGTCAGTTCGTAGTAGCCAACAGTCTTGTTCTTGAGGCCAACGCGCTCAGAGATCGGCGCGTCGATCTCAGGATTACCAGAAGGGCTGCCCGACGTGGGGTGTGTCGAGTAACTGCCTTCCAGCTTGAACACGTCGGCCATTGCTCACTCCCCGCGCATCCCGCCCGCGCGCCGCACCATGGCGAAGGGCATCGGACCCGGCCCCTTGGGGAAAGAGACGAGTGGAAGCTTGGACTCCACGGGCATCGAGCGCCCCGGATCGCTGTACTCACCAGTCTCCGCGCGAACGGCATCAGCGGGATCAGCGTACCCGCGACCCTGCCCGATATTGCTCCAATCGTTGCTTCGCATGTTCAACTCCTGTGATCCTAGTAGGCTTCCGCACTCACGGGCGGCGCATCGAGGCGAACGGCTGGGGGGTGAGCGGCGGCGGCGGACCTTGGCGGACTGCCGCAGGCTTCATCGTGTAGGCGCTCACGCCCATAGACGTATCGGCGAAGTGAGAGTCCTTGTGCGGACGATCATTTCCGATCATCTGCGCCAGTTGGTCATTTCGAGTCATGTCTCAACTCCTGATCGAAGAAGTGGTCAACGCGAGCGGCGCACAACACCGAATGGGCTAGGCCCAGGCGGCATGGCGGTGCCGGGGATCACACCGGGCAGCTTCCCGACGTAGTGCTGCATCGCAGTTGGCGCGCTGATCGGAAGCCCGCTCGGTGCGATGCCACCATCGACAAAACCAGCGGGGGCCGTACCTTTGTCCTCGGCGATCGAGCGGAGAGTGCGTGGCTGCGCAGCCGGTCGCGGTCCTCGAAACATCATGGAAAGCCTCCGAGTCGTTCTCAGCGACGAGTGATCACAAAAGGACTGTACTTAGGATCGGGGTTCTCGGCGAAGGCATCCGGTGCCTTCATGGTGACGAAGCCGAGATTGCCCTTTTGATCAGGCAAGGTCGCACCGGGCCGTCTGAACCCGTAGTATCGCGAAAACGCAGGTGAACAGCATTCCTCCTGCGGGTACGGCTGCGGAATCTGATCGGCGCTGAGCATCGTCTGTGCGGGCTTGGCCATGAGATGAGCGTAGACGACTTCAGGGCGTCTAGCAATCAGGCTTCAGAGGACTCCTCATCCCCATCCTCGTCGTCGCCCTCCTCCTCGCCGTACTCCTCCTCGTCCTCCTCGGATTCCTCATCGGGAACAGCCTCACCGCCCTCTTCCTCGTCCATTCCGATCGCGCCAGCCTCAATGGCACGAGCGATGTGGAGCAGGTAGTTCGCGACGCGTTCGCTGTCTTCGATCATGTTCTCGCCTTCCAGGTGGGTAGCGAGTTGATCGGCTTGCTCCGGTGTCAGGCCATCGGCGAGTGCCGAGACAAGTTCATCCTTGAGATCATCCTCCATGGAGGCAAACGACTCCATGAAGATGTCATAGTTGTCGTCGTCGAAGGGCTTGTCGGGGCTGGCGAGTTGCTCGGGGTCAAGTTCGTCGCAGCAAGCCTCAAGCTCCTCGGCGTTCTCTTCGAGCAGCGAGATCAGCTTGCTGAAGCGCCCCTGTCCACCCTCCTGCATGTCTTCGCTGGGCGGTGCGGGTTCGACGCTCCTGTCTTCGCCGCCACCCTTACCGAGTTGCGCGAGATTGGCGCTGCCGGGCTTCGGACCCTGCTGCGCGAAAGCTGCCATCTTGTTCGGATCGATCGCCATGAGATTCTCCTCGGAGGGTGACTTGGATGCTAGCAGGCGCGAAGTCGTCAACGCAACCGCACACGACGACCACTTCGGTACTGCCAAGCAGGAACGGCCCAGCCAGGCATCCACGGTGTCAGCACAGCACGATCGTTCGGGCGGTTGGGCGGTTGTAGCCAGGACACTCCGACCATGCGTGCAGGCGCTCGCGGGTCAGATGGCATGGTGAACTGCCCACCTGGCGGTGCCACTTGGCCGTGCATGATGATCGAGTCGAATGCGACGCGATTATCCATAGGCTTGCCAGTAGCATCGTCGATCAGCTCGGTCCACCGCTGCATCATGCCCTTGTAGTGCTTGGCCAGCGTGCGGACGCCTTCGGCTTGACCATGGTTGAACGCGTAGCTGGATTCGGTGCGAACGATGCGCTCCACTTGCCACCACTGCGCGTCCATCTCTTCGGCAGCGGCGTTGACGAGATCACCGATCGAGTGCTTGCCAGTCGCAGCCATATCACGAACGCGGATCCAAACGCGCTCCTCAATAGCAGGGCGCAGCCTTGAGATCGCCTGGTGGCGCATTGCGTCGATGTGGGCGCGTCTCGCACTCGCGATCTGCCGGTATACGGCGTCATCATCGAGAGGCCCCGCTTCACCTTGCACCTTGCCAAGAAACGAAGCGAGACTTCGCAGAGAAGCCTCCACAGAGTCACGCGTAGACGCGCCAAGCTCGTTCTGGAGTCGGCCGGCAGTGCGGTGCAGCGCAGATGAGATGTGGCCGTGAAAGCGCCGCAGCACGCTCATGTCTGCGTCATCGCGCATTCGGCGACGCTCCACCCGCGACATCGTCTGGAGAAACGCAGCCTGCTCCGCGTCGAAGGCACGCCGCACAGGACTCATCGCCATCCGATCTAGGACACGGTCAGACTGTGCGCGCTGGGCGCGTGTGGCGCGTGCGATCTCAGCGCGTGATGGTTTTCTCGGCATCGGCGACGATTCGATTGAGAGCCCAGGTCCAGAGACGCGTCTTGACACCACACCAGGTGCCGACGACCCACCAGGACCAGATGATCCACCAAGCCAAGCGAAGCGCAGTGGCGGGGCTCACGGAGAACACGATCGGTTCTTTCCTGCCGTGGTACACATCGAAGGCATCGCCTTGAGAGACGAGAAGTAGGCGGCGCCCATCCTTCTCTGTCCACCAACCGGCGAGCCCTGCACCGGGTGGCCGGATGGCTTCATCGCGCTCTACGGAGAGGCGCTGAAACAACGCCGTGACCGCCCTACTCATCCGGCTCTCCCTTTGCGCGGTCTTCGTCATGGATGTTGTCATGGCAGGATGCGCAGATCGTTGTGATGTTGTTTGGATCGTTAGAGCGGCCCTTTTGCGCCAGCCACCGGCTTGCAGGGTTCTCGACGTTCCCCTTGTGGTGTAGCTGGAGTCCGCCACTCTCCTTGCCATCACCGCCGCACACTTTGCAGCGGTACTTGTCGCGACGAAAGATCGTGAGGACGAGAGAGGGGCTCAGCCCGCCTCGCCCTGCGGAGGACAGAGAAGCGCCAGCGCGCTTCGCCTCCATGCGCAGCTTGTGCAGCGCGCGGCGCTCCTCGCGCGAGAGTTCAGGCTTGTCTTCGCGAGGTTGGTAGCGCTTCCACGTTTTCAGCTCCTCACCCATGCCGTCTCACGCTTTCTTGACGTAGCGTTTCTCGCCACTCTTGGTGACGACGAAGGTGCCACCCTTCCTGCCCCGTTGCACTACAGGGGCAGGACCGCTCCGTTTTCCCGAGTGCTTGCCTGCGCGTTCGAGCAAGGAAGCTTCAGCCTTGTCACGCAACAAGTCGAGAGGGTGGCGGTTGCGCGTGTTTGCTCTACCCGTCTCTCGCTCCCTTTGCGCGTTCGCAGCCATCCGCGCCTTCTCGCGCATGACGAGGTTGTTGTAGAGCGGTGGCTTGCGTCGCTCGGCTTCCTCTTGCGCCAAGCGCTCGCCGAGTTCTAGATCAACGTGGTGCTGCGACAACTCGTTGATCCGACTGATCACTTGCTCGGGGTCGTGGCCGCGACGAGCGAGGAAAGTCCGCGCCCACTCTCGCAAAGGGCGGTCCTGCTTCGAAGAGTTGCAGGAGTTGCACATGGTGATCAGGTTGCGAGGGTCGGACTCGCCGCCTTCGCCATGCTGCGATCGAATGTGATCTGCGGTCAACCCCGCGCCGTTACGTCCACCTCGGATACCGCAACAGGCACAAGCATGCCCGTCACGCGCGTAGATAGCGTGGCGCATGTCTCTGGGTAGCCAGTCAGACCCGCCGCCAGCCACGCGAGTGCGCGGTTCCGTTGTGCGACGGCGCTGGAATGTGGTCTGGGGCTCAGCCACCGAGCACCCCCATGATCCAGTCCACAATGGCCACTAAAGACTGGTCAGCATCGATCGCGGATTCGTCAATCACGCCGTCTTCGATCCAAGCGACAGCGACGGTCTGCGCCCACCCCTTTGCAAGCCCTCGCGCCAGCTCCCTCGCCTTGACGCCCACCTTTCCGGTGGGCAGCGCACCCGCGTTGATCAACTCGGTGAGCTTCTCGCCGCCGATCTCGTCGTTCAAGTAGTGGTACAGATCAAGCGACTGCTGAGCCTGCTTGTCTGGTGACTTTCGGTCGCCTGACCACTGAGAGAGATCGGCCATTGGAGTCACTCACGCTTTCTTCACATAGCGCTTCTTGCCTGACTTGGTGACGACGAAGGTGCCGCCCTTCGCGCCATGCTGAACAGCCTGGTGCATTGCCCGATCGTGCGGGGTGTGCGTCGTCGCAGTGCCGTGCTGAGTCTGAGAGACCGCCTTGGCTCTCGGCTGCTCGTGGTGGAGCCCGAGCGCAGCACGCGCCGCGTGGAGGGTGCCTTGCGTCTGGGCTGCGAGGTGCGCGCCTCGACGCTCGTGTCGATCGGCCTGAGCCAAGTGCGCATCGCGGAGCTCACCAGTAGCGCGAGCAGCGGCAGCGTGATGCGCCCTGGCGGCAGCAGCATGGGCAGACTCGTGATCACGCCCGGCAGCCTGTGCCGACGAAGCCATGGCGTGGGCAGTCTCGGGCGAAGATCCGCCAGCGGTCAGACGAGCGAAGGTGTCACGAGGTCGCTCGCCTCGCGGGTACGAAGTAGCCATCGTTCGATCCGCGTGAGCCGTCGCAGCGGCGGACTGTCGACTGGTCATGGGGCGTTCCTGCGGTGCTGGCGCAGCAACCCTCTGCGGCGACGCAGCACGCGCCTCGGAAGAGGTCGCATGCTGGCGCAGAGTGGTTGCCTCTGCGGTCAGTCCAACGCGCTCGGCAGCACTGGCCCCCGTGCGCGCGTGGGCTGCCGCAGCCCGGTGATGCATCGCAGCGCTCTCGTGGTCGCCACGCTGCTCTGCGATCGTCGCAGCTCGCTGCGAGAGCTCTGCCTGTCGCGTTGCAGTCTCGATCGTCGGGCGAGCATACGCCTGCTCACGCGCACGCCGCTCACGCGGGTCAACCCGTAGTCCCATGGTCTTACCTCACGAACTGATGACGCGATCCGTGCCGGGGCCACGATTGATCTCGACAATACAGTGGCTCGGTGCTTTCGCCAGTTGCTTCTCCATCGTGGGAGTGCAGTCCTTGCACGCGTAGACGACAGAGCAGCGGAAGTAGGGTGACGTGCCCTTGCCGTCTGTATTCTTGATCTGCACACACTGCTTGAGCATGTCGCCGGGTGACACTGAGGCTAGCTGCGCCAGCGCTGCGTTCTTCATCGCTTCCTTCAACTCCATCATCACGATCGCGCGAGTGAGCGGTCGACGACCGCAGAGACAACGAGCGTTGATCGGGAAGGCGTACTGCTGATGGATCTCTTCTGCTGTGCGCTGACCGTTGAACAGCTTGCGGCGATGAATGGTGGGCATGAGGGCGAGAATAGCCGAGCGGACTACGCCAAGCCAGCGCCGTAGGTTTCTGCGACGGCTGACCAACCTCCCTCGCGAAACGGCGCGGAGCGATCGTCAATGAAGACGTCTGCGGCTGGCTTGCCCTGATGTTCCCAAACGAGCGAGAACACACCAGGAAGCTCACGCTTGACGAATGCAAGCATCTGCGTGTACCGCGCCCGATTGACGGCGAGAGACTGCGGGTTATCCCTAGCCTTGCGCAGCCCTGCGAGGACAAGTGGATCCATCTCAGGATTGCGGAGCAGCCACGGGTTCGCTCGACCGCTGTAGAGGATCAGCGCATGGTCGGCCGCTTTGAGCGATCGAAGTGCCTCCCGCGCGCCTGGCAGAAACCGCAGCGGCGTCTTCAGGTCGTCGTAGGCGTGGCGGTCATCCACGATTGTTCCATCGAAGTCGACAGCCAGCAGCATCGTCGATCAGCCCTTCTTCAACGGCATAGTCAGTTCACCGCAGCTTTCTTGCCTTGCGACGGCACCTCGTCAACAAAGTGAATCGAGGTCCACCAGTCGGGCGGGGAGCACTCTTCGCACCGGACGTGCGCGTGAGCCTGATCGACGCATTCTGCGGAGCACTGAGCGGAGCGGCAAGGCAAGCAGACAACGGTCATCGGGCGCTTGCACACCTCGCAGCGGATCAGGACTTTCTTGAGCGCTTCGTTCGGGTCGGTGAGCTTGGCAGCACTTTGGCCTGCACCGCGTCCATCTTTGCTGCCTTGATCCATGCGAGCACACTCTCCTCATCGCGACAGCGGAAGCGCTTGGTGGCTCCTCCGGTCTCGATAGCTGCGTCAAGCCAACCTCTGTCGAAGAACGTGCGTAGCGTCTTCCAGTCCACGCCCCATCGATCAAGCCAGAACTCGGCGGTGCGCCACCCTTGCCGCAAGTCGAGCGCGCGTGGCTGAACAGCGCGGTACTCAATGCCGTCATCAGGATCGTAGTATGGAACGCCTGCGAGGAAGGGTGTGGTAGCTGCGCTCGGCTCGACGCGCTGATCGCGCAACAATGCCCCGTCTCGCCGAGCGGGGAAGACGGGCTTGATCAGGCGCCTGCGCGGGTCTTCGTAGTCACCCGAGGTCCAAGCGGCCTGACCGCCGATGAAGATCCGCGTCGGCATCAAAGCACCTCAGCGGGCTCGCGCGGCTCAGACTCATCTGTCTCTTCCTTGGTCGGCACATCGGGCGTCTTGCTGGGCTGAGCGAACACCATCTGATCGACCGCGTACTCATCCAGGTTCGGGAAGGCACCGAGGATGACCTCCTTCGCCGCCTGCGCAGGCAGCGTGCCCGCATATACCTTCTCCAGAACGCCAACGAGGGCTGTGACCTGGGCGCCGTTGAGAGCCTCACCGATTTCAGGCGGCGCACCGAGAGAGTCGAGCGAAGGTGCCGGTGCCTCCTCCACAGACGCTTCCTCAACAGGTGCGAGCGGCTCAGTGTAGGCAGCAGCAGGCTCAGGTTGCAGCGCAGCCGCGTCCGCCTTTTCGAGCTTCTCGATCAGCACATCAACGTCCTCGACGTTGAAGTACTCGGCGATGAAGCGAACGGCGTGCGCCTTGTCCATCAGCCCATAGTTGATGGCGCTACCGGCTGCATCCACCGCCTTCTTCGCATCGTCGATAGAGGGGTCGTACCAGCTCGGCCAATCAAGTTCGATCAACTCGCCATCGCCCAACTCGCGGGCCTTTCCAGTCTCCTTGTTTGGAGGAAGTTTGATCGTGCCGCGTACGATGCGCGCGACCTCACCATCCTGCACCGTGGTAGTCGCGGAGAGCTTGCGCGCGGCTTGAATGACGAGGTTGAGCAGCCGCTTGATCCCCTTCTCGCCATACTGCTCGCGGAGCACGTCAGCTTGCTCAAGCATGTTGGCGTAGTTTTGATCTACCTCTTTTTCGGTGCGCGCTGGCCCTGAGAAGTTGTCATCAAGGACGCAGCGAGCGACGCGGAGGATGCGGCCCTCCAGCCTCTCGGCCATCTCCATCGCAGCCTTCGGACCAGAGCCATTGATCTCAAGATACTGCGCCGAACCGGCAGTCATTTTGATCGCGTTGTCGCTTCCCTTCTGAAGTGAGTCGAGCATCTCGTCAGGAGTGCTGATCACAAGAGTGGGGTCGCAGTTAGAGATCACGCCACGATTCGCCTGAGCGACGAGGGTATCCAGGGCCTCGATGTTCTCGTAGCAGCCATGGCAGTCGGAGTCGCCGTCAATGTCTTCGGCGTTCTCGGTGTTCTGCAACCAGATGACAGGAACGAAGCCCAAGTCGTGCTTCGTCTCGACGGAACGGTAGCGGCGCCAGACGGGCTCGATGTCACTCACAGGAACCTTCGCCCAAACGACATCGACGTCGCGAGTGATCACCCGTCGATACCAAAACCACGCCTGCACCAGTTGGCCGTTATCGGGATCGCGAACGGTGTCCTGGTACTGGTAGCGCTTCTCGAAACGCTCCAGGGTCAGTTCCTCACGATCCGCAAACTCGGGAGTGCACCAGCGGGGATCGTGCACTTCGATGCGTGGCTGCCCATGGCGAAAGCCGAAGCCAATGGCGCAAGAACCCATCGCGCCACCATAGGTGCGCGCCTGCACCATGCGAGTCCAGAAGCGCGTAGCCTCCAGGAAGCCGTTAAGCCAGTCGGCGGTACGAGAGTCATCTGCAACGATGATCCTCGGGTGTTTCTTGGCACCAAAGAGCAGCCCCGTGAAGCGATTGACGATCACTTTGCCGAGATAGTACGGCGCAGTCGGTCGTCGCTCACGAAGCGGCGCCATCTGGTTGCCTGCGTCGTAGTAGCCAGGTGGCACATACGACCCCGTCGCCATCAACTCCGCAGGCGGGGCTGCGCGACGCCCATCCCAATCGATCTTCCGATGCTCGTAGTTTGCGCAGCGGTAGAAGCTCCACCGCCGGTTGAGTTCCAACTGCCGATCCAGCACGCCGCTGGTGACGGCACCACCGGGCAGCAAGTCTGTTGCACTGTCGGATCGAAGTAGCGCGCCGACCTCGGCGACGTTTGCGTTCGTTGCGCTGCTCATGTCTTGTGCGCTCCAGGCTAGCAGTAGGCGCTACTTTTTGCCCATGATCTTTCGCGCCCAGTTCACACCAGTCGATCCACCCCAAAGAAGCCAAGCGATGCGACCTGCGCTCGGGCCACCGTCTGGCTTCTTCTCAGTGTTCTCGCCGCTCTTCCGATGCCGGTTGAACCCGGACATCTTGGCGACTGTCTCGCGACTGATCGCAGTCCCACGAGACAACTGCCGCGCACGCGCCACCCCAACCTCGGTCCCACCACGTCCCCACTTCTTGCGAAGTTCCAATCCGCGTTTAGCGTTGGAGGCAACGGATCCAGGTGGCTTGTAACGGTCAGGCATGACGATTCAACTCTCTGCTGTGATGACAACACTCGGAGCGCCGGCTGTCCTGCGTAGCCAGATCTTCGTGGCGAGCTGATGGCTCGTGTAGGTGGTGCTAGATGTTGTCAGAGTTCCGTGAACGACAGTGTTGACACCATTGCCGTTGAAGCTGAACTGCACTGTGTGCAGATAGTTCTGCTCATACAGAGCGAGCGTGATTCGCTTCGGGATAAAGGGGATGGTGACATCCGGCGATCCCGCTGCCGCGAACACGTCAGACGGTGCAACTGTGACACTGTAGATTGCCATAAGAAAGAAGTTACCTCGGCAGTCCGTGAGTGTCTAGGCACCGACGCCACCACCCCGCGTATCGTCGATCGTGCCGCAACGCTTGACGCGGCAATACACCTTCTCGCCGCCACCCAGGCGATTCCCTCGTCGCCGCTCACGGCTGGCGCGGCTCATCGACCACGCCTCACGACGCACGAAGCGCCCCGACAACTGCGCCTTGCGCAACGCTTCATCGAAGTTCATAGGTCGAACGCCTTGCCCTTGAGATGCGACAGACGCCCCACGGACTGTGCGTGGAGCTTGCGCCGCGTGAGCTCGTTTCGGATCGCGCTAAGGATCGCTGCCTCGCTCATGTGCTCGTTGAACTCGAACGTGATCGTGCCCATGAGCGCGAGCGGGTCGGCGCGACCGAGGAGCGCCGAGGCTTCGGCGTCGAGGTCGACGACGATGCGCAAGCGGCGGCCCTCTTCGGCGAGGTTTTCGATCTCTCGGAGTGTGTAGATCATGTTCCCTCGATGAGATCGGTGACGCTGACGCCGAGCAGCTCGGCCAACTGTCGCAGTTGCCCGACGCGCGGCTCTGTCTTGCCCTTCTCCCAGCTCGCCAGGGTCATCGTCGTCACTCCCACGGCCGTTGCGAGCCTTTGCTGGCTCTGCCCCAGAACTTTCCGATACGCAGTGATTCTCTGCCCGACTGTCGCTGTCATTTCAGCACCTCCTCCGGGATCACTTCT